AGTAACAATTCTAAATTTCATAAGTGCTAACATTAAAGGTTTAACAACTGCATTAGACTTAATCTCTTCTGCTGCAAATGTACATATACCTGGATCATTAGGAAGTATCCTTCACGCTATCCGTATGGTACTAGACGTACTATACAGAAATCAGAATAACCAATTAGACAATGCAGATATCATGAAACAAATAGATGATTTCTTCAATGTCCCATTTAACATTGGTCGTCTTCCTAAAGGTGCCAATCCAATCTGATATATCATTATTTCCTCTCATAAATGAATAAGGTTCCACTGAGCTTCATTTATGAAAGGAATTACAATTCCTTTCAGAGGTAAGCCATGCCCACACCATGCTATCAACAAGTTATATACGGACATGATGTACTTAATGGTGCAGCTATAAATACTGCATTATGGGCAGATAATAATGCTGTAATCCCTCTAACAGGTAAACATAGAATCACAACTAATCTAGTATACGGCGATGATGAGATACAACCGTTATATCAAGAAAGTACACTAGACTTAGAAGCGATTATCTATCTAGAGACAATGACTGGATCAGGAGATAATGTAGAAGTAGAAGTACAAAGATTACGACGTATTCTATCTACTCCTTCTCTACAGCTCAAATTAGACTCAGTTGGTTTAGGTGACATACCTGTAATCAATGTACAGCAGACAGATATGAAGGGTGGACCATTTCCTCAATCAGTTACAGTTGAACCAATAGCATCGAACAATGCCATCCTAATTAGATGGTCAGTAATGTTCCGTACTATCAACTGTGTAACATCTACAGGTTCTCTACTACAGTACAATGTAGAACAAGATATGGATGTAGACGATGATGGTAATATGCACTTCACTCTTCATATCACCTACCAATCACGTGATCCTATTACAAATCCTAATACCCTAGTTGCTCTATCCAAGCCTCTAATCCGTAGAGTTGATAGATCATTCCAAGGAATGACTAAAACTAAGCGTACTAGTATGTCAAGGGATCAACGTATTCTATCTATTAAGGTAGTATACAAAGAAATTGAAAGTGACAATGCCTACTATCCACACACTTCTAACATAGAAGTGACTGATGAATTAGAATCAGAATTGCTAGGGACTAGTATCTATGCTGGTAAAGGTTTCTACACCTGGAGAAGAACCTTATCCGGTACAATTAGACTACCACCCAGGATTCATAAATCTTGGGCTTGGATTGTATTCCTAAAGATATTACGTAGCAGATTTAAGAAACTATACCCTTTCTCTAAATTAGCTGCTGTACTAGCAGCTACTAAAGATGCTGGACAAGTTAATAATGCTGAAAAACAGTATTATCTACCACTACGTATGAAGTTTACAAATCCTCTCTACGCTAGAGAAATGAGATTTGATATATCATATATGGTAACGAGTAGTATGAATAAGCTATTCGGCAATACTAAGTTCTTCAATAGAGTTAACACATCTTTCAATGGTGCAGAAGAAGAGTCAGAACCTAAGACATTATCTGAACAATGGAAAGAGTGGCAAGATACTAGAAATACTGATCTAAATGGTAAGTTCCTCTACACAATAGATGGTACACCAATCGTCTATAATCAATGTCTAGGAACATATACAACTCATCAAATAGGTAGTGATGCTCAACTAAAACTAGAGAATGACATAGACTGGAATGGAGAAAGTACACCTGATCCTGATCCAGAAACTGAAAGAATAAGTGAAGATTACCAAGCAGAGGCAGGAGCATACCCTGAAGCTAAATACGGGGATGAAACACTAGCAGCTAATTCCTGGCTAACCTATGATAATGACTTTGAACTAATAGAAGACACAAATTCTATTCCAGTAGCGTTTCTAGAAGAACCAGGAGCAGATTACTATAATAGTCCTACAGGTGCCTCTGCTCTACCAGATAGAACTAAAGTAGGAATGACACTACACGGTAAGAACTCTAGTGCCTCTCAAACCTACCTACCTACAGTCATTGAACGTGGACATTCAATGAATATAGTACGTATGAAAGGACACGCTATGCGTCTAGGATTTAAGATACCAATCCCATATATCATTACAATAGATGGTAAGATAGCTAAACGTATAGGCCAACCTAGAGTATCTCAGAAGCAAGTATCACAAAGTGATGTACCTATCTATCTAGCTAAATGGGATATCCAATATGCTGTAGTAGGTAGTGACATCTACTCTAATGACGTACTAGCCTCAATCGTAACTACAGGTGATCCTGCGATGTACACCTGATATATCACATCCTAGAACTACTAAACCTAGGATACTACCTAGGACTCCTAGGATACTACCTATTACTCACAACCAGAAAAGGAATACCATGCCAGATATTACTCTATTCCCTCCAGACGAAACCCTAATCAATTGCAAGACCCCAGATGGTAATACCATCCAAGTGGATGCTATGGATCTAGATGATATGATCGCAGATATCTATCTAACCTTAGGCGTCAACAACATCCAACGTACACAATTTCTTTCAGAAATGTGCGAGAGGTTCGAGCAGAGATTTGGGTTTCGTATGAGTAAAAGGTCAATGGATCTATTAGTAGAGATTAAACATGAGCTACTAGAAAAGGTAAAAAAAAATTCTTACCTAGAGTCAGAAGTTACTTCTTCTATAAAATCCAACCCCAATCCTATAGAGACATTAAAATCTTCGGATTAGTTGAACCTATACTTAGGGCTGAAGAAGAATTAAAGTCATATACGACTGCACAAGTAGCAATAGACCCAGACAGATATTACCAACTAATGCTACAGATTCTAGGTGATGAAAAAGCTGCGAGAAAGGCTCAAGCAGAACTAATGCTAATTCAGATGCAAAGATAAACCATGATACAAAACGTAGAGTACCTTGTAGGTAAACTAAGAGATCAGACATTCTCTACTGAGGGAAGATTCCAAGATCAGATATATGATCCAAGATACGGACACCATTTTCCATTCTTCTCCCAGCATACTATTAGGACCATGCTTCTTGATCCTAGAATCAACTATGGTCTATCTCTAATCAAAGGACCAATTACCACCTATACTAAATTCTTTACCTCTGAAGAGGCAGAGTCTCCAAACATCCATACAGCTATTGTAGAATTGAACTACCACTTCCCATATGCTGTACGTGCTAAGACTCCAGAGATCGAAGAGTTTATAATTGACCAGCTAAATCGCTTCTGGGAAGTTGGTCTATGCAAAGCTATGACAGCCATTGAATGGGGATTCTCTGGATCAGAGGTAGCCTATAAATTGAAGAATGGTAAATTATCATTCAACAATCTATACCTTGAACCTAATCAAGGACTTCAATGCGTAAGCAAAAAGAAAGGTATAATTGGATATATCAGAAATAAAGACAAGAGTACCTATGTTCCAATTGGTAAAGCATTCTGGCACGTACATCGTAGAGAGCGTAATCACTACTATGGTGAATCTGCTCTCAAAGGTGCTCATATACCTTGGCACGAAACGTGGACTCTAGGTGGTGCTAGAGATATTCGACGTACATGGTTCTTTAAGAATGCCTATGATGGTGGACAACTATACTATCCTGAAGGCTCCTATCAGGATGCTGGTGGTAATATAGTAACCCATGAGGAACATGCTGTACGAATGCTAGAACTGAATAGGTCTGGTAGTGCAATGGTATTCCCATCTACTAAAGATACCCAAGGTAAACGTAATTGGGAATACGAACCACCAAAGGCTAATGTCACTCCTAACGGTATGGCTGAATATATCCAGCTACTACGAGATGAAGAACTAGAAGGACTAGGTATTCCTCCTGAAGTAGTACAATCATCTGGTGATACTGGAATGGGATCAGCCACGGGTCGTATGGTTCCTCTCATGGCATTCATTGCATCCCTAACTCCAATTGGTGCTAATCTTATAGGTGACTTCTGTGAACAGATACTACCAATTCTATTGCATCATAATAAGATGAATGATGACTATACAATTCGCCGTATCGTACCTAAGACACAAGATAACGTAAACTCTGAAGCTGAAGCAATGGCTCAACAACAGAAAACAGTCCAAAACAACGGTCAAGGAGGAACATAGTGATTCACACTATATCCTCCAGGGAGGAACCTAATGTCTAAAGTAATTGAACACAATAATTTGATATATTATATGTGTCCAGGATGCAAGCACCTACACTCTGTACCTCCAAATAGATGGAACTGGAATAAGTCCATAGAATCACCTACCTTATCTCCTTCAGTACGACACTACTATACACACCCAAACAAAGGTGATATAACAATTTGTCACTACTTCGTCCAAGAAGGAAAAATCCAATTCTGTGGGGATTGTCCTCATCCACTATCCGGACAAACAGTAGACTTACCAGACATTACAAGAGAGGATAAAGAATATCTAGGAGTATTATGAACTTCCCAATCGATCATCCAATATGGCTACTAGGTAAGGCTCTAATCTTATTTGCAGCTGCCATATTCCTATCCAAAGTAAATGCCTCTCACTTTGATGAGACTGAACTATGGTTTCTAGGACAACTAGCGACTATATTGTTCGGAGGAACTCTACTAGAGGCTTTCCTTCGCAAAAAGCATACATAATCTCTTTCAGTAATGATAGAGATTCACAATCTCTTTCAGAAGTAATGGGCTTCCCATCACTCATCATTTCTTTCAGAAGTAACGGTCATGGCCACCATCCCACTAATTGATCCAGCAACGGTCAAACCATATTACATCGATAAGGGACTATCTCTAGAACTCTTAGACAAATGCAATGCTCAAGAGTTCAAATATATTGATAGTTACGGGGAAGGTTACTGGCTTACAACATCTACTTATGATCCAGCAGGAGATACAATCACCTTTAATAAAGGTAGTGTTACTGTAGAATTACCAATTCTATCTGTACTGAATCTAGAACATCCAGATCATTCTGGTGGTATAATTGCTGTAAAAACAGCAGAGCCTAAATACCTATTAAATAAGTATAATGTATTACGTAACTATAATGTTATTGATCCTGAGACTATACTTATTACTGGTAGTGTTGTTACTTACGATGTTAAGGCTCCAGATGCAGCACCTAAGACACTTTCTCAAATACTAACTGATATATTAACCACTACTCCTTTCTCCTTATCTTATAGTGGTACAGTATCAGAAGTTCTCAATGTCTATATTGAAGGATTAAGTGTATTCGATGCTATTGAACGTATCTGTCGTATCTATGGATTCATCTGGACAGCAGATAACTCCACTGTATATATACAGACAGTTAGCCCTACTAACATGGATTCAACTTATTCTAACGATGTTAGAAACAATGCTAATACATTTCATACAATGAATATAGCATTCTTAAAGATGAATAAGTGTCTTGAAGGGCCATCCCAATATCATTTATCACAAAGCATAGGTAGTGGTAAAGGTATGGCAGTTACTAGTTATGATCCTTACTATCCTGCATTCGTAAATGATGCTGGCAGTGTTGTAAACGCAAGTGATATAACAACTAGAGCGAATGCAATAAGAGACAACTTCATAATTATTGGAAGTGTGTTAGGAGATTATCTAGCTAAGCATATTGTATTCTGTCCTGCTCTGCAACCTGCACAGTATCTAAGAAGAACACATGGCGATTTTGGATTTGGTCCTAGATCAATCTTTAAGTCTCCATACTATTGTTTCTATCCATTACCAGAACCAGATGAAGAAGTATGTGGTGGAAGTGGTGGTGGAGCAACAATTCAATTTACTATTGACTCTGTTACAATTGCTAGTGTATCCTCTCCCTATAATGGTAAAAAAGTAGCAACAGTTACAGTTCTACCATCACCATGTACTAGACCAGAACTAATAGGTACTACTGTACAAGTAGTTGATTGGTCTGGTTGTGTATTTGATTTACCAGAAGAAGAACTAATAGGTGTATGGGGATGGGCTAGTGAGTATATATATTTATCGCAGAAGGTTGGTGATCCTCCTGGTACATTAACACCATGCCATTGGAGTGCTGACGATAGGTGTTGTACTCCAGCAGAGGGTGGAGGCGTTTCTAGTGAAAGTGGCTCATATTTTGGAATGTTCTAGTTATGAACTTGACAGCAACAAGTGATATATTACGTATCAGATTATCTAATGCAATGGTTACTAATCATATGCACTGGATTACTTCCTGGAAGACTCTAACAATATCAACTCATGCTCTAGGTAATATACCTAGACTAGCTGGTAGAACAAATGGTGTCACTGATGTAACAATCGTAACCTCTCCAACAGCAACAGATAGTATACAAGTAAAAACTATATGGGTGCTGAATACAGATACAGTTACTCACACTGTGACTATTGAATTTTATGATGGGGTAACAGCCACTACAAAGAAGGTAGCAACCTTACAAGCTGGTCAAGCCCTAGAGTATACAGAAGAATCAGGAAGATGGATAGTCTATGCTGCGAGTGGTCAACCTATTGGAGAAACAGGTGCTAATGGAGCAGACGGTGCTAATGGTGCTAACGGTGCTCTAACTGTCACAGAGACAGAGATAGATTTTGGAGTAGTACCTGTTCGTGAAAAGCAGTTTACCATTACCGATGCAGGCGTATCAGCTACATCAAAGATTATCGCGGTACAAAGTGGCAAGGCTGCGACTGGACGTGATGCAGACGAAAATGAAATGGATGCTTTAGTCTTGAATTGTAATCCTGAAACAGGACAGTTCACACTAAACGCATTCACACTACCTGGACCTGTCACAGGCAAATACAAAGTCAATTATCAATTCTCTTAAAGGACAATAAATCATGGCTATTCTTGGGGATTGAAGGGCTTTACCTGCACAAGCAGCAGTTGAAAATATTACTAAAGCACTGAGAGTCAATATTGCACCACGAGGATATGGTTATGGTGCTAGTGGTCATAGTGGGATTGTAGGTGCCGCATTAGCTGCCGGTGGTGCAGTATTCACTGTCCGCAACGATGCATCAAGTGCAAAGCGTGTTTTCCTAGAGCGACTAAGGTTACAGTACATTACACAGGTAGCATATACAACGCCACTATCTGCTACTCGACGATTGCATCTAGTTAGATCAACCGTATCATCAGCAAACCCGTCAGGTGGAACGGCTATTGTGCCGGTAGCGAAGAACTCTGTACATCCTGACTCGGAGTGCTCAACCGCAGGTGGTGGTGATACGAGAATTGCAACAACAGCAGCACTGACTGTAACTGGTACAACTTGGGATACAAATGTGATCCGCACGTTATTCTTAGGTCATGTCGGTGCAGCCGGAGCACATCAAGAAGCAATTTGGGAATTTAATTCATCAGAATCAGCACCAGTAATTCTTGAGCCTGGTCAAGCACTTGGCCTAGTCGCTGGAGCCGCGTTTGATGCTGCCGGTACTTGGGCCTTATCAGTCTCAGCTGACTGGCATGAAGCTGTAGCTTGGGATTCAGCATTGTCAGAGTAGTGATATATCAGATCATACTCGAATGTACCTAATAAACTATACCTAAAGGTACTCAAGAAAATGCCTACTAAAAGATGCTGCTGTCAACCTTCTACCTCTTCTTGCCTTATCGGTATTGATACTTTCAATCGTCCTAATGAGAATCCAGTTAGCGGCAACTGGAATGAACTTGGTGGTGACTGGGAAGTTCTAAACAACGAATTGAACTGCATTACCCCAGGAGTATTACTAACTACTCTTAGACAACCAGCACCAACAATTCCTGGCAGACAGTATTCGGTTATCGTGAATGTCGAGATAGTTTCTACACCATCAGGAATTTGGGAAATCATTTGTGGTTATACGTCTCCAGGCGTCTATGACTCTATCAGATTAACCGATGATGGGACAGGTGACATTTATCCTGAGTTCCTGCAAAACGGTGTAGTCATCATGGATAAAATAGAGTATCCAAAAATGGGACCGTTTCAGTTATCCGATGGTAAACTCGTAGTCAATATCTGCTACGCAGAATCCGAGTGGTCTATTGGAGCAGCCAATACACAGACAGTCTGGACCGCTTGTAATGAAGGTGGACTAGCTGCACTTCCTGCTGCTCCGAATGGAATGGTTGGATTCTACAGAGGTAGATTCGATAACTGGGAATACTACATTCACTATGACAGTAATCCTGCTTGCTTCTGGTGTACCTGTGCATGTCGAATAACTTCTAACGATATGTCGTGCTTACCAGAAACATTAACGCTAACATTAGTTCCACTGAATACCCATTCATGGACTGATCCATTTGGAGTTCCAGGAAGTTGTGCTACTCCAGGTAATTTAACCGTGACGCTTCACCAAGAGAACCCAGATGCTACAGGAGCAGCACCAGTGTTTGGTGCAGCATACAAGAACGCTCAGAAGTTTATTTGGTACTCCGAATTATTGGTAGGTGAAGAACCACCTGGAACAGTATTAATTCCTGAAGAACAATGGTTCATGTTAATCTGCGAGTCAGATGCGTTTACGTTAGTCGAGCGAAAGTATCCGACAGATTATGCTGTTGATGATATATCAGCTATTAATGCTTGGGTAAGCCCTGACGGTGTATGGAACAATAGCAAAGTCTGGGATAAAGCTGCTTCTACTTGTTATCCCTTAAACTTAGTGTTTCGCAACTTTGTATTTACTCGGTCGTTTAGTGGCCCTGCTGGGTGCTATGTAAGAGGTGGCAATTATGATGGCTACGTGACAATATGACTAAGTGTGAATGTGTAATAGCTGGATTCTGTGAACGACACAAAATAACTAAGAGTGACCACTGGCATCGACTATGCCAAGAGCATGAGAACTATTTCCAAGCATGGGAACAGGGCACAGGACCAGGGCAGAACCATATATCAAATCCAAATCGTGAGGCTCGGTCTATAGCAGTTCAAGAAGCCACTCGTTTGAAGAAGGAGCTAGTGGAATGGCTGAGAACCCAGCGTATCGACGGAGAGAAGGGCGTTGGTGATACAGCTACAAGATTAGTAACAGAACCAATCAAGCAGAAAGAACATATACTAAGACTAATCAAACAAGTATCATGTAGAACTTGTGATGCTATTAGTAAACTCAATCAACAGTATCCATACTAAGGAACAATCATGGCAGCATTAGCAGGTATAACAGCAGTCAAACCTACAGCTACTAGTGTAGAAGAAAAAGTAACATGGGGAGAAGCTATAACACTAGGTCAACTAGTTTATAAAGACCCAGGTACAGGTAAATACCTTAGAGTAGATACCAACGTATCAGCTGTTACCTCAACTATTGGAGGTATAGCAATGACCAGTGGTGCTCTAGATGAGAAAGGATATATCGTAAAGTCTGGATCAGTAATCCTAGTAGGTACAACTATGGTTGCTCTAACAGACTATTTCGGTGGTCCTAACCCTGGTGAGATTATTCCTGGAGCAGACGTAGCAGCAGGCCACTACATATCTAAAATTGGTACAGCCTCTAGTGTAACACAATTAGACCTAGCCATCAGTAATACAAATGTCCTACGACCATAGTACAGTATGTCCTGAATGTCCTACAGTACAATGCAAATATCTTGAGAATAGTTACTGCAAATTAGTAGAGGAACTAACTTCTATTCCATGTCCTGTAACTACTGAATGCTCTAACTGTTCTCAAGCTATCAACCTAGTCACACTGACCCTTGCATCCCGCCTTACTCCTGAAAGAGAATATGATATATCACTTCTAGGACACGGATTCGGTACCAGACTCCATAACCTATTAGGCACACTATCTCTTTCAGAAGTAGAGGGGTGCGAGTGCAGTACTCACAAAGACATACTCGATCTATGGACACCTGAATATATCAGAAGTAACATAGATCGAGTAGTCAAATGGCTAGCAGACGAAGCTAGAAAACGTCGTCTACCCTTCTCTTACAGAATCACTAGATTCCTTCTCCTTCAATTGCTCAAATAGATCATCTATCTCTTTCTTTACCTTATCTAAATCCTTCTGAACATCCTTACCCCTAAAGTCATCCAATAGAATCTTTTGAATCTTTAGAGTAGGTTCTTCCAACTTACCCTGCATTGTTAATTTAATCCAATCCTCACTTGATATATCACTCATATCAGTTCCTCCAATCTAAACCTGATATCCCTAAGAGCCTCAATAGTAACCTGAAGATTCCTGATCTTATCTTCACTTACATCCTGATTAAATACTGGATGACTTCTTTCATTATCAAGTGTCTGTAGTAGCTGTACAATCTTATTAGTCACAGCGATAATAATCTCATCCATTATCGTTCCTCTCTTTCTGAAAATACTCGAATCAGAGTATCCATACTACGTGTATAGGCTACATACTCTAAATTCTTCTCTTGCTTAGTTTGAAACGCTTTCTTACTAGTCCTCCCTAACAACTCATTCCTGTACACAATAACCCTCTTGTGTTCTAGTCCCTTAGACTTATGAACACTACTCAATCTAATATCATCTTTACCTCCACTATCTTTGAATAGTGTATCTACCTTAGTATAGAAATCATCTACACTGTCTGTCTGTCCAGCCAAGACTAGAATACAATTGAGCTTATCGTCTAGAGCCTCAATCTTATTCTCATCAGGATATGGGCTATTCCAAGCATCCATCTTCCTTCTCTCAATACTCTCCTGGCATACCTTAATAGCAGTCCTAAGACTCTGCTCACCAGTCTTTTTAATCTCATTCTTAATACCACTACCAATATCTCTTCCCTGAATATAGCACCTAATGTTTTGTCCAATCAACTTAAACGCAATACCCGTCAAAGGTGCATTAACCCTACACACAGCCATACAAGGCTCTTTAGCGATAAGTTTTGTTATATCACTATCTCCAACCTTTTCTACAGTACCCTCTGGTGCTCCAGGTGCAGCCTTCAACTCTGGTACAATAGTATTAGCCAATCTTACTACTGCCTTTGGATTCCTCCGAGTAATAGTAAGAGGCAATCTGATACCATCTTTCATTCTAGCATACATATTATCCATAGAATCAGCATCAGCACCACTAAAACCATAAATAGCCTGATTCACATCTCCAATAGCAGTAATCTCTTCTGCCATTCTAAATGCAAACTCTTGCTTAGCTCTATTCAAGTCCTGTACCTCATCTACCAGTACATGACCATACTTAGGTATATCCACATTGTGATATATCGGCATAAAAATCTGATCATTCCAATCTATCAACTTCAAACTATTCACTCCTTTAGTGAATGTCTTCTGGGTATAGTCTGCAATCCCTGCATCCCAATCCACATCAAATCTATTTGCTAGCCACCTAAGAGCACCTATACCATCTGTATAATCTTCTCCTTCTAACCAATTACTATTCTCAGTAGTAGTAGGATCAAACAAATAGCATTTACATAATGCTACTAGCTGATTAACAGCAGTTTCAATCCTATTCCTCTCCTTCCAAGGTAGAGAAGTCCCTAGCAATTCCCTACACAATTTCCTATTCTTCAATTCATCCAATACTGCTCTACTCTGAAGATGCTGTAACCAAGCAGTATTCCCAAATGAATTAGTCGTAGCACATACAATACCTGTAGGTGCTCTCTCTTTCAATTCATCTGCAATAGACTTATTAAAAGCACAGGCAGCCTTACTACCTTTGTACTCTCTCATAGTCTCTACAATCTTCCTCTGCTCATCACTCACTTTTACACCATCAGGAACCTTAGCTCCTAATCCCCACAAGCCAGTAGTTGTCTTTCCAGTCCCCGCAAGTGCATTAACCATCAACATGATATATCACCTTTCTAGCGATATTCCCTACGAACATATCCAGAACCATTTTAGTTCAAAACTGATATATTCTACATCGAGCACCTTAATGCCAAATGTACAATATATCATTTCTTTCAGAATTGAGCGAAGTCGCAGACGAGATTCAGAAGTATAGGGTGGGTACACCCAGTAATTGATATATCTAGTCAGTAAATTTCACTCATTTAAGAAGTGTGACTATCGCAGCAATGATAGTATTCCTACCCCCTGCACCCCCATCTCTCTCTTCACTACTATAATTGATATAAGTAATACTATACTAATAGATACCTCTATTAATAAAAAGTACACCCAGGTTTTACTGTAATTTACCACCTAAATAATGATATATCAATTAGTGGGTATACCCACTCTCCCCACTGTCGCTAATCAGTATAGCAAATGATATCCCTCTTGGCTAGCGTCCCCCCTCTTAAATGAGTGAAATTTACTTACCTTCCTCACTATTTTCGCTTATCCAATATATCACAAAGTGGGTATACCCATTCCGTATTATTAGTGTTACCCTTCACCCCTAAAAATTTATGCTATCCTATTGACATAATCCGTAGGGTATGCGATATTAAACACTGTCGCCCTTATGGGTAGACAAATGGGTATACCCTCCTAAGTGATATATCGCTAATTTAATAGTACTATCCTAAGTGATATATCACTAGTTCAGGAAACCACTATGCTATACCTCCTAGCATACCCGAACTAGTGATATATCACTTTTAGCAGATAACAAATAAAAATACTCACTATGAAAATAACAACATTCACAGTCTCACTGACAGGAGGTACACCTGTCACTAAGACAGAACAGAATATAACAAAGTACAAACCACCACAAGAAAAGAAGACAGTTAAACGCAAGTATGTTCCTAAAGATCGTATGACATACGGACCATACCTAGAAAAAATGTTCTACGATAATGAAATAGCTGCCTACTCCAAGAAAGCAGAAACATATCAAGAACTCAAATTCAGATTCCTACAAGATCATAAATCAAACTATATCATACGAAAACGATTCAATCAATTCAAAGAATCAATGGGAAACCTCCAAACAAAGTACAATAGACGTAAGCTACACTATGCACAAGCACCAGTATACCTCTTATCATTTATGTACGATAAGTTTGGATATATCCTAGTCAATGGTATCCACTACTACACCTACCTCACATTTCAAGAGGCATACAGACGATGCCTAGACTTCAAAGTAGCTGATCCAAGATTTGTACCTCCTGAACTAATTGAGCGTCTACGTGAACGTCAAAATTCAGAAGATCCTCAATGGGTTGACTGGACAGTACCACCAATCTCTTGGATAGAATCCTTCGAAAAGAAAATAGGAATGCCTGCCTATGACTCAGTACAATTCCGTATAGGCTATACCCGTCTCGAAACCCCAGTAGACTGCGACCTTTAGAGGATATATCATGCAAGGCCAAGTGAAAGTTCGTGTACGCTCAACAATCGGACCATCAGCCCAATTCAAACTCCATCACCTAGCTAGGAACTGGATAGAACCATGCAACCTATGTGATATATCAAAACTTTGCAAACACAAAGTAGTATATCGAATGTACACCCCATCACCCACACAAACAATTGATATACTCCTAATAGGAGAGGCACCCGGACAAGTAGAGTACGCAGAGAAAGAACCATTCATTGGCCCAGCAGGTATGACCCTCCAAGACATAATCTCAGAGTCTATACCTCCTATACTCTCCTACTGCATTATCAACTCTATCATGTGCACACCATTCGAGAATGAGACAAGGTATAACATACGTATACCATCTCTTTCAGAAGTTAAGGAGTGCTCGGCACACATTACTAGAATTGCTAAACTACTTAAACCCAAGTATGTAATCTTACTAGGCAAGATTGCAGAAAAGGCATTCAAATATATCAATTGTCCTCTACCAGCACCTATAGCAGTGAAGCACCCATCAGCGATTATGCAATCTAAAACTACTTATGAGTTCGATAACGCTGTCCTTAAAATAAGGGAATACCTGAATGACTATTCCAATAAGGAATAATCCTAATCCTTCCACTACTCCTAATCCTTCTATACCTACTCTACCAGAGAAACTTGAAGTTAGAGTACGTAATCCAAGTCTACTATCCTACGATTTCTATTCTACATTCAATCTATGGTTTGATACTATCACAGAATCAGGTATTCTAAAGGAACTACATGATCTCTGTAGATTCAAGCGTATGACTCGTCTAGCTACACTCGACTATATCTTAAGGAATATATCAAATGCAGGACTCCACCCTAGATCGAAGACTCCAGACTTACTCACAACGACAGAAACCACAATTACGATCCCTTACAGAAGGACAGAAAGACAAACTACTATACCTGTACAGAAGGAGAAAACAAAAGACTCAAGAAACACAGAAACAAAACCTAGAGAGAGACTTACGAATCCAAGGTATTACAGCTAGACGATTCAATCTAAACCCAGGAGATAAATGGACACCAGAAGCACTTGAAGTCCTACAATCAAAACTACCTCATCTATTCGTAGTAGATCACGCAACACTCAAGGATATATAATGCCAGTCCTATACAGATATATCAAGTACGAATCACCAAATCAAGATTATCTAGACGAACAGATTGGAAGATCACTTAAGGAAGGAGTACATAAATTCCCAAATGTAACAATAACAGTCAGAGACTCTACAGAAGACAGATGTGAAAGAGGATTCTTCGAGACTGTCTCTACTCCAAACAAACAAGGATAACCATGCCGAAGAAATCCACCACTAAAGGACCAAAGAAACTACCATACAAAGGATGGTCACTTCTAACTCATGGTGTCACTCAATCCCTACTACAGAAGTTCACAATCTGTAAAGACAGATATCATAAGAGAGCAGTATTGGGTCTACGTAGTGTAGATCGTAAAGAGTCTATGGAATATGGTACTATATTCCATAAGCTCATAGAAGAAGGAGCAAGGATGGGCAAGACCTACACTAGGATTAAACTAGTGAAGATCATGCAGGAATATATCAAAATCAAATTCCCATCTGCTGACTCACTCTTACTCTGCAAGATTGCAATAGCTCAGTACCATGAATACCATGAATGGGAGAAAGATAAACCACAGTACAAATACATTGCACAAGAACCTGTATTCAACGAACCATTCCCCTTACCAGCTACCAACTACAGTCCATGCCCTGAGATATCTGTAAAGATTCCAAGAACTAACATTTCTCTCAGAGGTAGGATCGACGAGGTAATCGAAGTTAATGGAGGAATATGGCTACAAGAAAACAAGACCAAATCCAGAATTGATATATCAACTCTATCAGATACTATACCTGAGAATTTACAGGTTATGTTCTATGCAATAGCTGCCGAACTAAAATATGGTAGACCAATCAAAGGTGTAATCTACAATGTAATTCGTAAACCAGGACAGAGACAAAGACAGAATGAGTCAGATGAAGATTTCGTAGAGCGTATCCAAGAAGAGATTAAGAAAGATAGAAACTATTACTTCTATCGTCTTGCATACTCATTCCCTCCTGGTGCCGTAGAAAGATGGAAAAGAGAATATCTAATCCCACTACTCTATGACGTATACATATGGTGGAGGTCCATAGAGGCAAACCCTACAAATCCGTGGGTGGACGCAGAAGGAAACATAAATCCATTCCACGGAAGGCGAAGTTTCGGAATTTACGATCCAATGTCAGACGGAAAAGGAGAGTATTTCGACTTAATAGTACACAATCGAAAAGACGGTCTAGTAATAGATTACGAAATGTTTCACGAACTAAAAGACGAGGAACCGAATGAATAAAGAAGATGCAAGGTACAAATGCCCTAAATGCGGAATAACAGGAATAAGTAAAAAAGGAAGTATACCTCCTCTTTGTCATATATGTAAATACAAAGTACGTATGGAAGAGGTAAAAGAATGACCCCTGATCCCGATGAATTACCATTTAGAAGACAAATAACATATACAACTAGACCCTGCCTCAAATGTCAAAAAGACTTCCAATCAGAAGGAAAACACAATCGTATATGTGAAAAATGCGATAGACAAAATACCAAAATTGATAATCTACGTGTAGTGTCAGATAAACATCAAACAAGAAAGAGTATAGGAAGTGATTAATGATTGATAAATGGTACGGTAAACTACTACAAGGATTAGGTGCCTCAGTAATAGCAGTATCTGTATTTCAACCTAGAGAAGGAGTAAACCTAATTGTACAGACAATGGCTTTCACCTACATAGCAGTAGATGCTGTATTCTTCTTCGCAGCAGCATATATAAGATTCAAAGGAGAAGTAGAATGATTGTATTCCCATTCACACTAGTAAACGGTACACAGATCATAGTCTTTGCACATAACATAGCATATATGTACAAAGATGGAGCTACAGGACAATTAGTAATAGTCACAGCAACTGCTGAAGAACTATTTACTACAACTCCATTCGATGAGTTCCAAATACAAACACAACGTCAACAATCCAGCATAGTAGTACCTAGATGATATATCATGTCAAATTGGTGCTATCTATGTAGTCGTAAAGTAGATATCTCCTACACTAGACATAAAGGACGTAAAGTACACAGATCATGCCTAAAGAATCTTAAACAAGGACAAATGATGGGAGTACATGCAGATGATATAACAGATCATCAATCCTATATACACCTACAACAATTAGAGAGGAAATCCATGCCAAGAGCCAGACACGTTAGACCCCAATCAGAAGATGATCTAATCCTAGACTACCCATCCCAAGATGAGTTCAATGAACCATCAGATGACTTCGACGATTATATGATAACTATTTACGGACCTAAAGGATCAGGAAAGACTACTGCTATTGCAGACTTCCCTAATTCCCTAACACTACAAGCTGAGCCTATGCGTAAAGGTCTACGCATTCGACAACTTAATCTCCAGAAACATACAGCTAAGGAGATTATGAATGGAGAACAAGACCTATGGAAAGCAGTAATTGCAACTACCCAAAGATGGGTAGATGATGAATCTATTGACCGTCTAAACTTTGACTCAGTTGATATATTCTATGAGGCTTGCTACCATTCAGTCTGTGCCTCTCACAAAGTAGAGTCACCTGCGCAAGGTGGTAAGTCAGGACCAGACATATGGAATGAAATACGAGATGAATTTGCTGCCTATTTCGATACGCTCAAAGCTACTAGACTAGGTGTAACATTCACATCTCACGTAAAAGAAAGAGAAGAGGCTACATTAGATGGAGGTAAGATGGGATATGCTGCCCCATCCTGTTCTCCAGCCTGTCTCAAGTATGTCAAGCAAGCAGTTGATATTGTACTATTCTACGGATGGTACAATGGCTATCGAGCTATGATGGTACGTGATGACACAAATGCCTCATTCGTAGCTCCAGGAGTAGAAGGTAAATTCCTTCAACCTAATGGTAAACCTATCTATATTTTTCCAGTACCAGATAAGATCAAACAACCAGGAGCATCTATCTACGAAGCAATCAAGAAAGCATTCAGCAATCAAGCATGGGACATAGACACTCCCGAAGAAGAAAGGAATATATCATCTCCACCACCTAAGAAAGGCCCACCAAAGAAACTCACAACTAAGTAATCTATTATCTCTTTCAGAAATGTAGGGGCCGTGTGGTCCCATCTGCAAGTGATATAACAATTTGACAGAGGAAACTAAGATCATGGCCACAGAAGAAAAGCAAGTCAACGAAGCTCAATTCCTGAAGGATATGCAAAAGGATAAACTAGCAGCACAAGCAGCTGCAAAGGTTGATCGTCCTACAGGTATTCTAGATGATGCAGCTATTATGCAACGTCTAGGATTAGATGAGAAGGGTATGTCCATTACAGTTAATGGTCGAGTATCTAAAGTACAATTTGGATACGCTAAGGAAGATCGAGCAAGGAAGTATTTCCGATTCGCATACTCCCTCTCAGAAGACTCACCACATACAGGCAAGGGTAAGGGTACTATTGTATCTAACTACCATGAACTGACTGAGGCATCCAAGAATGGTGAAGTATGGCGTACAGTAGAGCAAGCCTACGAACGTCTATACGGTGAGTTCCAAGGATTGGGAGATGTGACTAAGGATTGGAAAGATCCTATCGTAGATGCTGTCAAAGCCGCTAAGAAGCATACAGCAGATAAGACAGAAATCCAATTAAATATATCAACTTTCGAGCGTGGTAATGGTGAACTCGGTGTAAACTATCGAGTTGTCAATGCTGGTGCTCCTAGTGATAACTCTGATCTTGAGACTGAGGAATCTGAAGAATCTGAGGAAGAAGCATCCTACGAAGATTGGATTGGAGGATGGGTCACATGGACCGACGATGAAGGTTCAGTAGATTTCCTAATCGAGTCATTCGATTCCGACAATGAACTATTCTGCGGTAAGGACGAAGAAGACAACGAATATGAAGCACCAGTCGATCAATGCGAATGGTGTGATAATCAACGAGAAGATTGAATGTACACTACTTCTACATCGGAAGTATGTGAATACTGTGGAGCACCTTCATCCTATAACGATATAACAAAAGTCTATATCGGTTGTTGCGAAGATTGCCTACCATTCTAATGGGGGTGCGGCACATCCGTTAAACCAAGGGTTTGAGTCCCTAGGCCCCCTCCTTTACACTTTACAGAGCACCCACTCCGGGTGCTCTATTTCCCCTCTATTCCTAGGAAGGAATACACATGGTCAAGTTTCTAATTCCTGTAGTACTACTAATCTTAGTAGTCAGTCCCCTCTTTGCACAAGATGTAGTACCCTCTCCATCTTCGTGTGCAGGTACAGTACAATCCTGCTCTGGTTCACTCCAAGCAGATACAGGATTACTACAATCCTGCTCTGGAGCACGACGCACACCTGTACGTAATGTACTAGCCCGTACACGTAATGCAGTGCGTAATACCCTAGCAGGTACTCGCAATGTAGTACGTCGAGTAACCACACTCCGGTGCGGTAACTAGTCCTTCGGACTAGATACCTGATATATCAGTAGGAAGGTATGCAGGTCCGGCATACATGGCTCTACATCGCCTTGGTAGAAAGGATACTGATATATCATAATGAGAATAGTAGCTTAATCCAGGAAAAGCCCTTGAGACTAATCAAGAGTTGAGAGTTCAAATCTCTTCTATTCTCACCATTACATCCACCACCAGTTGACAGGATGTCCCATGTATAAGATCGTATCTTATGCTAGAGGTCGTTGCTGGTGGTGGATTTTCCTATCCTCCAGTATAGAAAGAACATAATGGTAAGAGGTAATAAGCCTAAAATATCTACTGATCCTAGAGAGGAACGTATGCTAGTACTACGAGTACCTGGAGCATTACATGCCTTAATAGCTAAGAAAGCAGCAGAGTTACGTATATCAATGAATCAATACATAGTAGAGACATTAAGAGCTAGAATAAACAAAGAAGAATAATCTACCATGCTAGCAATTGATTCGGAAACTACAGGTCTTGCCATCTCTAAAGGTTGTAGAGCATTTACAATATCAGCAGCTTGTCATGAGCACAAAACATACCTATGGAAATTCAAGGTAGACCCCTTTACAAGAAATGTAATATATAAAGATGATATACTACAAGACTTCAAAGATACAATTGCTAAACATGAAGAACTAATCTTCCATAATGCTAATTTCGATATTCAAGCTCTAGACGCTCTAGGAGTAACCAATCTATTCGACAACCATGACATACACGATACAATGGTAATGTCTCATGCGTATA